CAAATATAATTTTTCCATTTGTTTTGTTTTAGATTAATTATTTACCTTTATGCCAAAGGTCATATTCATTTGGTATATTTGGAACATAATTTTTTGACCTATAAAATCTATATTCTGTATAGTCATCAAAGCCACCAACATTACCCTGAAAATAAAAGTATAGTTTTCTTAAAGTTCTCCAAGTTCGGTTTGTCTCTAAAGTATATAATCTGTCCCCTTGCTTATCATTTTCAACTCTTACTCTCCATATATCAAACCAAACACTCAATTCATAATAAATATCCTTTAATGATTGGTCTCCATACTTTTTAAAACTTGTTACATTGTTTTTAATGTTATCGTAAAAAGGGTCAGCAAGAGGTGTTTCAGTAATGTCTGCAATAAACGACAAATCATCTTGTAATTCTGTTTTTGTAAATCTCATTTTGTTTTGTTTTTAATTATACTCAAATATAATACTTTTTTTTTAATTAACAAAATTTAATAACTTTTTTTTCTACCTCTGTTATCTAATTGCATATTTACCACGATTAGGGTTTTCTAATTGCATCATAAGTGCATATCGTGATGCATCAATGCAATCTGGATGTATGCCTGTTGGTTTCTGTATATTGTTTCCCTCTTTATCTTTATCCCAAACATAACCCTGTAATTCTCTAATTAGATTTTTTGATTTAGATGTTATGTATATTTCATTTTGATTAATTAGGTTGATACCATATATTACAGAATCTCTACCTTTTGTAACAGGAAATATCTTATGTCCATAGCTTCTAATTTCTTGTATCGACTTTGGCTCTGCACTATCAGCATAAATGTTTTCGTTGATTTGATTATCTTTCAAGAAATAACTTATATCTCTATTTAGCATACCTTTTCTATAAAGTAATTCATCAAAGATGTAAGCATTGTTCCATTTGTATAATCTTATATATGTTGATGGGTCAACAGAATATCCAAAGTCAAGTCCAGCACAAAGTAATCTAGCATCACTAGGTATTGTATCTATTGATTTCCAATCAGGAATACAAGCACCCTCTAAACTACCTATCTCTCCAAGTCCATATACTTTCCACCAATTAGACCAATATGTAGAAGTCTTTGCTTTTACTTTCGCTTTCTCTATTTCTTTTACAATCGTGTCTGACAAGCTCTCGTTGTCTTTGTAAGTAAGTGTAATAAAGTCGGTGTCCTCTTGACCTATCAATTCTTTATCTACCCAAAATAAATTTGTAGGATTGTAGTCAAGCCATATATCTTTAGATGTTCTTACTGCTAATTGTTGATATGATTCAAAGTCAATATTGTTACACTCATTAATAAATAAATCTGTTCTTCTTGCACCTCTTAATTTATCTGGTTGGTCTGTGGAAAAAAACTCTATATAACTACCATTACTAAATTCGTATTTTAACGTACTTCTATTGAACTTTCTTTCATCGTACCTATGAGTACCTTTCATAATGCTTAAAAAGTCCTTTAAAGCACCTCTACGTAAGTGAGGGACACTCTCTGCGACTACGCTTATTTCTTTGTATGGATTTTTGATTGCATAGTCAATTAGAATCATAAGTATTGCAATAGTCTTACCAGCAGAGCTACCACCTCTAATAATCTTAATTCTTTTGTGTAGTTTTCGTAATCTTTTAACAGCTTGTGTTTGTGTAAACATCAATCAATAAATAATGGTTGGTCTTCGTTTACGTGTATGTCTTTGGTTTCTTTTGGTCTGCCTACATAATAATTGTAGTAAAGCTGAACATATTTATAATCTTTTTTCTTTAAACCCTCTTTTAACGCTTCGTACGCTAATGGCTCTAAAGGTTTTAATTTTTCTACGAGTTTTAGTTCTTCTTCTTTTGGTTTTCTACCTGCACCAATTCTTTTACCACCATTGTTTATTCTTTTATCCATAATTGAAAAACATTGATTAATCAATCTTTTGTATATCTATATATCGTAAAATTTAATCAATTTTTGTTACAATACTTTTTTTATGTTTTTAGCAACAGCTTGTACTACATCTACTGTTACTGCATTTCCACACATCTTATATCTTTGACTATCTGATATGTCTCCTAGTTCTTTTCCTGTCTTTGTCCAATTATCTGGAAACCCCTGTAACCTTTCACACTCAATAGGAGTTAGTCTTCTTATTTTATTTTGTATGACAGCTAGTTCACCACCTGAATCTAATGTTTGTGCAATACCTTTACCTACCCTTCCTCGTCTTGTTTTGCTTGGTAGGTTTTGATAGTTTATTGTATCTCCTGGTTTTGCTATTTCGTAGCCTTTCTTATTGTTTGTTTTGACATAGACTTCCATAGCTTTCAAAGTAAGTGTAGGACTATCATTGTCTTGTCTCCATCTAAAACCCTCGTCATATCTATAGTCTCCTATTTCTTGTGCATCGAGTTCACGTTCAATAATGTAACTTCCTTGTCCATCTCGTCTTCCTGCTGCGAGTGTACAGGTATTTGCTTGTTGTCCTTGTAACTCATTAACCTGTTTACTGTTTTCTGTGATAGGAAATACTTGTCTTCCACTTCCTTTTCCAAGACATCCGACAAGGTAGATTCTCTCTCTATTTTGGGGTAGAAACCACTTTGTATTAAGCAGTTGCCATTCAAGTCTATAACCCCCAATGTTTGTAAAGGCTTGGATAATTGCCCAAAAGTCTGCGCCATTGTTTGAGGAGAATGTTCCTTTAACATTTTCCCAGATAAAAAAACTTGGTCTGCATTCTTCGATAAGCCTAATTGCTTCGGAGATAAGGGATGATCTTGCACCATCCATTCCTTTTCTTTTTCCAGCCAGACTAAAGTCTTGGCAAGGACTTCCGAAAGTGATAACATCGATTCTTGGTAACTCCCCTCCTCGAACATCTGTAACTGATTTGACATAACTTATATTTTTAAAATTGTTCTTATATACATCTATTGCATATTTATCTATCTCTGAATAGTATGTGTGTTTTATATTAAACACTCTTTTAAGACCTAAACTGAATCCACCTATGCCACTAAACAAGTCAAGATGATTCATCTGCTAATTGTTCTTTTTCAAGATTATCAATAACATCAACTATTTTGTTTATGTTTTTTATATTTAGATGGTTTGCTTTTAGTTTCAAAAACTCTCTCTTTGCTTTGTTCTTGTTTTCTTTTTTTGTTGTAAGTAGCTTTAACCATTCTTCTAATTTTATATTGTACCTTTTGTTTGTTTGAAAACTATTGATAGAATATAACACAGTTGAGTGGTCTGATGATTTACCATTTGATTCTAAGAAATCTGCTATACTTTGTAAAGTCATATTATGATAGTTGTATAATATGAATGTTAGTAATGACCTAGCATCTACTACCTTTCTTTTTCTTGTATTTTCAAACACATTTGTATTTGTAATCTTATTTATTCTTTTTGCTAGTGTGATGGCTTTTTTCATATTTATATATCATTTTTTTGATAATAGTTTGTAATCATTTAAATAAACTTCTAAAAGAGGCTTGAATTCAGTAATTGAAGAAATAGCTAAATGGTCTCTCTTAGCCATTTTTTCATATTGTTTGAACAAAAAATTCACAGCTTTAATGTCCTTTTTTGCTTTTGTAAATGCAACAAAAATAAATTCTCTTACACAATAAGCTTGAATTTTTCTTGACCCATATTTTTCATACAGGTTTGATATATTGTATAAAAGATATTTTGAAAATTTTAGGTCATCAATAGTAGCTAATCCTTTTTTGAATTGTTTGTTGTTTTTGCCAAAAAATATATTTATAACATTGCCTACTGAAACATTATTAGAATTACTTGTATAGGCATCATAAACTATCTTATAATCTTTGTTGTGTTTGGCAAATGCTTTTAGGTAATCAAACATACTCCACGCTTTATTGCCATTGTTTAAACTAATGATACAGTTAAGATGTTCCTTAGCTTCTTTTGTATTTACCCAATTTACAATATATGCAGGCACAGTTTTTTGTTTTAATAGTTTTGCACATTCGATTCTATGATGACCCTCTAATACATCACCTGTTTTAGATATTACTACTGGCATCATCCACCCATACTTAATAAGTTTTGAGTTGAAATTTCCGATATGTGTTTCGTTCATATCTCTGTTTAATGATGACATTCTTAATTTGTCGATTGAATAAGATGGGTTGAATAATCCTGTTTTTATATTTATTGTTTTCATATTATTTTTGTTTTTAAATTTATTTTATTATTAAAGTATTCCTTCTATTATATAATTATCTATGTCTTGTCCTTCTATAAAGAACTTTTCAAATATTTGTATTGCTTCTTTTGTTTTTCGTTCCCCCTCTAAATAAAACTCCTCGCTACAATTCCATACACCAATGTCTAAACTACCTTTGTCTATAACTACAAACTTAAAATCTAAATATGTTACGTTAAAGAGCTGACAATATATATAACATTGAACATCGTAAGAATATTTCTTTGCTGAGTGATAAAAGTTTTTAACCCCACCTGTTGTGGTCTTTATATCTACGATGCCATCTTTTCTTAATACATCTGATTTACCTCTAAATGGAAATCCCTGTACCATTCCTATTTGTGGTACTTCAAACTCACAATCTGTTATGTATTTTAAAGCGTGTTCATTCTTAAAGAAAGCATCTGCAATCTTTTCTGCATTTTCTTTTTCTGATCTTGTATATACTTCTCGATATTTTTCTCTTGCTTCTTTATATGTCTTTGTGTTTTTAGAAGATACATTTACAAATACTTGTTCACTAAATTTTTGTGGCTCTAAAATTGCTTGATGCACCAACCTACCATCTCTAAGTGGTTGGGTTTCTGGATTACCATATTTTGTAACATACTTGTATGTCTTTGGACTCGATAATAATAATTTTAATGATGAACTACTTAATGCTAACTTGTTTAGTTCGCCATAGTAAAAATCATCATCTACCATTCTTTTCAGCAATTCTTTTTTGCTGTATTCGTTTCCATCCAAAAGTTGTATCATCTTTTTGCTTTTTAAGTATTAGTTCTGTTTCTATTTTGTTTGTGTATTTATACATATCGTTTATACACTTGATGTAAAGTCCTATTTGTTTTTTACGATTACTGTCTGCTTTCTCAAAAGCTGATGACATAGCATTACCAATATAATTAAATGCTAACTCAAACTTTTGTTTTTCTTTTACATCCATAGTTGCAGAAACAAATATGCCACAACAGAAATAGCAAACACTACAAATGCAAGTTTCAATGTTTGATAGCTTGATTCATATTGTTTTTTACTTCTACCCTGGTTAGTTCTATATTGTTTTTTCACTTTTACGTTTTTTAAATTACTTTGTTTTTTTTCATATCCGACTTCAAAGAAATAATTATCATTCAGATATGTCAGATACTTCTTTTTTTGTGATTTCATAACCTAGTTGTTCTAATATATATTTATTTTTTTTAATATACTTTATCACTTTTTTTTCTTTTTCTATTTTATTCCTACAATAATCGAATATCTGATTCTCAAATGGATTGTGATTGTTTTTACTCATAATGTTTTTATTCACAATATACAATAACTAATTAACAATTCCTAATAATTATTCTTTATGAACGATACTTGCCATATCTTCTGTGAGTAAATAAACCTTTTTGAGTCTCTTTTTTTTTGTCCATAGTGTAGTATCAGGACAATACAACTCTTGAACTTTTGGCATTTCTAGATAGTTTATCCAATATAAATATGTGCCTTTTGGGTCAGCTACGAAATATAGTTTTACAATCTCACTATCCATCTCCATAAGTTTATCATATTTATATTTTTCTAATAGTTTATCTTCATAGTATTTGTTTCTAAACTTCATCTCCATTACACATTGATGTCCTTTGGGAGTTTTACCAGATGCATCATAATGCTCATATTTTCCATCAGACCATTTTAAATCCCAACCCTCTATCTCATTTAGGAACATTACAACGATTTGTTCAAACTTATTAATTGTCTCTATGCCCATTGTCGTAAATATTATTAATGTCAGTAATCCATTGATTCCATTGTCTAGGTGTGCAACTGCACGGCAAGTAATATGTATGCAAAAAATATTTACTATGTAAGGATGCAATAAGCTCTTGTTCTTTTTTATTGATAGTACTACTTTTGACAGATTTAAAATCTGACCATTTGTTGTATTCTTCTTTATTTAGTTTTTTCCACTTTTTTTCCATCTCTTGATATGTTGTTTATTTCTGAAAAACGATTGAGAAAATTTTTTCTATTTTCACACCCACAATCTTCATAACCTAGTTTATTAGCAATCCATTGTGCTATCGCTTTACCTTTACCAAATGTAATGATGTTTATAATATATTCTACTTTATCTCCTAGTTTCATATTAGTTCTTTTAATTTATTTTTTACGTTTCTAAAAGTATTGTATAGAGAGTAATAACTGATGTGTGTCTTTCTTGATAGTTCACTAATGCTTTCGCCACCACTTACTATGTCGTAAACCTGTCTATTGTACCAATGTATTTGTTGTAATGCTTTTTGTATTTTACCATAAACCTCATCATAATTTACTGTACCCTCATCTTGTATTTGTACGTTTTCAAGTGTGGTAAATGTTACCCTCATTTTCTTTCTTAACAGGTCTATGTAAAGACCTCGCAGAATTTTGAAAATGTAATAATAATTTATATCACAATCCCCATAACTAAAATCAATACCTTTCTGTGTATTTTTTATTAATCTCAGATACATTTCTTGTACCAAATCTTCAACCTCTGTTTCTCTAAGTCCACCAAAACTTCTTGTAATCTCCATCCACTTCTCGTGTCTTTCATACGCTATCTCTACTTGTGTTTTCAAAATGGTAATTGCATCTGCTGTATTATGTTTGGTCTTACTATATCTTTATCTCCTAGCTTATAACCCACATTGTTCTTTATGCTTTCTAGAATAAGTGGGCTATCAAAAGGTGTTGGCTTACATCCTAAGTCGTGGTCTTTTATTTTTTTACAATGCAGTTCTGTATATATCCATCTTGATTCGTGCTGGGTTAATCTCGCAATACTATAAAAATCATCACATCGGTTTGCAAAAACATTTCCCCCCTCTACCTCACTC